CGGTTACCGCAAGAGGTCGACAAGCCCTGTATTGCCTATCGGGTAATGGATGGCTTTAGTGATCTGACAGCGTCAGGCACAACGGCGCTTCGTCGCTACACAGTTGACATGACTGTGTTTGCAGAAACGTACGGTGCTATGCGTGAACTCACCGACGCTGTCATCAACAAGTTCAATGGTCTATCTGCCGTACAAGGGTCTGACCACATTGAGTCATCGCGGGTCCACAACGTCGTCACTGATTTCGAAGAGACGCTTCAGTTGTACTCAGCAACTATCGACATAACCCTTCTTGCACGAGGTAATTAAACATGGCAGCTATATCTGCACCATTCACCGGGCAGAAGACCAAGCTTTACGCTAAATCTAGCGCGCACACCTTGTCATCACTGGCAGCCGGCGACCTAGTTGGTGAAGTACAGAACATCGGCGACATTGAGCTTTCAGCCAACGTCATCGAGGTATCAACGTACGGATCTGACTACAAAGGTAAGCTGGTCGGTCAACGAGACTCTGGAACCGTAGACATTAGTCTTAACTGGGTTCCTTCTTCATCTGCACAAGCAGCACAGGACTTACTCCGCACTTCATACGAAAGCGGCGCTAAGGTTCACCTCGTGATTGTTTGGACAGACGCGTCAGATAACGTGGCAGCTTGCGACTTTGCAGGTTTTGTTCAGAGCTACGCAATTAGCTCACCACTTGAAGATGTAGTGACAGTCAACGTGACTGTAAACATCGACGGAGACGTCACCTTCGACAACGACGGTACGCTCTAAACGAAAGGCACCTACGGGTGCCTTTTTTTTTGTTTTAGGAGGAGTAAATGGCTCTTAGTAAAGATCAAATTCTAGGCGCAGTGGACTTTAGCTTTGTAGAGGTAGAAGTCCCTGAATGGGGAGGCACAGTTCGTATTCGCGGCCTATCGGCAGCAGAACGCGACCAGTTTGAGGCACGACTAGGTGTGTCTAATGATTTAACCAATATGCGCGCACGTCTTGTCGTCAGTTGCATGGTCGACGATGACGGTAACCGTATTTTTAAGGACAGCGAAGCAAATGAGCTTGGCAAGAAAAACGCCGCAGTCATTACGCGACTGTTTGACCAGGTACGCAACCTGTCTGGCATGTCAGACGAAGCGTTAGGCATTGCTGAAAAAAACTAGCATGCCCGGTACGTCGGTTTAAGTTCCGACTTGCGCTTGCTTTAGGTATGACAGTTCGACAACTCGAAACTCAACTTGAAGCAAGCGAGCTCAACGAGTGGATGGCGTTTTTCAATCTAGAACCCTGGGGCGCTGTCCGCGAGGACTATCGGGCAGGAGTGATCGCCGCAACGTTGGTCAACGTCAACGGCGGCAAGAAAGGCGGTAAGCCGGCAGAGGTGACAGACTTTTTTGATCTGTACACCAGGCACACAAACCGTAAGCAAAGCAACGAACAACAAATCAACATCTTTAAACGATATGCGGAGGCACGACGTGGCTAACTACGACTTTGACATCGTTAAAACCCGTAACGGTGTCTACAACCGCTTCAAGCTTGAGGGACTTGATGCGATGTGGGTTGATTTGGAACGCATGGCCGGCGAGTTTGCTGGCGACGAGTGTGAGACAGCAGCGGTCAACGCAATGAAACCTGTCGAGGCGCGCGTAAAGGGCAACATTGTGCGGCAGGACATCCCTGACACCGGCTCATTGCTTAAGAGCGTGCGATTAGTCGGCTACAACCCCAACAGATTAGGGCGAGCGCCAAAGCGCCGTAAAGGCCTGAGAGGCGCCTCTGTGATGGCCGGTGTTTCAGGCAGACACAGGTCTACATACAAGCGCGATACCAAATCTGGGTTTAAGAAAGGCGACCGTAAGCCAGTCTACGCTTTGCAAAATGAGTACGGCACCACACACCCAACAATATTCGGCATCGTTCACCCAGAGCGTCCCTTTATGCGTCCGGCGTTTGACGGGTTTGAAGTGTCAATTGGTAACGCATTCAGAGATGAGCTCAAGCGGCGTGTCGCCGTTTGGAAGTACAAAATCAACACAGGACGACGATGATGAGTGGAGCAGTATTACGTACGTTAGCGGTACGCATTAGCGCCAACACAGCGCAGTTCCGCAAAGACATTGACAAGGTCGATAGACGTTTTAGACGCTTTAGCAGCGGCATGCGACGCGAAGCCATGATGTTTCAAGGACAGATGGCAGCGCTTGGCGCAACCGTAGCGAGCGGCTTTGGCGTAGCGGAAGTAGCGCGCGCAGCAGACGAAATGGTCAACCTTCGTAACAAGATGGGCGCGACGTTCGATACGACGCGTGAAGTTGCGAACGGCATGTTAGACATCAAGCGTATAGCCAAGGAAAGCCGCTCTGAGCTCGATTCGGTCGGCACCCTATACCAACGCATCGCTGTATCTACAAAGTCACTAGGCACCTCTCAGGAGGACGTAGCGAAGGTGACGCAAGTAGTTGCTAACTCATTCTTAATGTCAGGTACGACTGCCTCAGAAGCGGCTAACTCAGCACGACAGTTTGCCCAGGGTTTAGCGTCGGGAACGCTACGTGGTGACGAATTTAGATCGGTGTCTGAGAACAACGTAGTGTTGACTCAGATGCTCGCTGAAGGCTTAGGCATGACTGTTGGACAGCTACGCCTGTTCGCACAGGAAGGCGGCCTTACTGCTGAAACAATCATTCCAATTCTTACGGAGAAGCTTGAAGGCACAAATACCGCTGTCGGCAAGATGGCGCTAACGCTTGGGCAGGCTAAAACGCTATTCCGTAACGCGTTCGTAGAAATGGTCGACCGGCTCAACCAAACTTTTAATCTGGTGCCTAAAGTGTCGCAAGCCATTGGCGTCTTAGCCGACAACGTGCACATCGTCACACTTGCTTTAGCAGGCATGGCTACGTTGCTGTTAGGTAGACTTCTCGTAGGAATGACCGCGTTCACTGTAATGACAGTAGCAGGCGCAGTCGTGGGACTTGGCAAGTTTGCCTATACCGCTCTGTTTGCGACCGTACAAATCACAACGTTTATGGTGCCTGCAATCATCACGCTCACTCAGCGAATTATGGTCTTAGCCGGCACAGCTTTAGCGATGCTTATTCAAGGATTAGTGCGCGTTGGCGCATTGATGCTACTTAATCCCATAGGCCTAATGATCACTGGCATTGCGATGCTTGCGGCGGGAATTGCCTACCTCAGCACCAAGTTTAATTTACTAGAAAAATTTGGTCAGTTAATGGAAGGCGTGAGCCTTATTGGTAAGGGCGTTGGCGAGACCATCATAAATGCCTTTAAAGAAATACCGCTTCAGCTAAAACTTATGGGCCGCAAGGTCGTCCGTAACGTCGCAGACATTATGGACAAGCTTAAAATGAATAGCCTAGCTGCAAAGCTTCGCGGCACAGTCGGCAACGACGACACAGCGCTTAACAACCAGATCAGCACCTTACGAAATGCGCCTGGAGCAAACTTTGCTGCCGGTCAAGGGCTAATCGATCAGGCAATGGATTTTAGGGGTGAGGACGGCAAGTACAACTCCCTCCAAGATGTTTTAGCAGGTGTGAAAAATGACACTATGAGCGTACTAGGCGCCGGTACTGATGCTGTTATGGGCGGCGCTGGCAATGCAATGGGCGCGCTACCTAATTTTGCTGATATACAGACGGGCTTTACGGAGTTCGTAAGCGGCGTCGGCACAAGCGCCTTAGAAGCCATACCGGGCTTCCGTTCTTTCTGGGCAGCACTGCGAGGCGATACAGATCCAGATGCGGCTGACGCAGGCCCAGCCGAAGCAAAAGAAGACGTACAGATGTCTTGGGCTGAACGCTGGAAGCTGGCTATTCAAGAAGTAAAGAAAGAATTTGGCACTTTATCGATGGCTGTGAAAGGTCGTGTCAGTAGCATGGTACAAAGTTATGCAACTTTTGATAGCGTTTTACAGGCAGGCGCACGGAGCTCAAAGAAAATAGCAGCGCTAAATACAGCCCTAGCTCTGAAAGAAGCAATCGTAATGCAAGGCAAAGCCCTTATGAACGCCTGGTCATCCGCTCCGTTCCCAGCAAACCTACCAATGGTGGCGATAACCGCAGCGCAAACTGGCTTGGTATTACGCGACATCATGAAGGGACAAGCACACGACGGTATGGACTCATTGCCCTCAACAGGCACCTACATGCTGGAACGAGGCGAGCGAGTCGTAAGCTCACGGGCTAACCGTGACC